AAATTAGCATCAAAAAAAGTTCTTGACATCTTCCCCAATTTGTGCTATAGGGTGTATCATATGAATGTGTGTTCATATGTTCAAGCATACAATAGTGAAAATATTATATATATAAAATGTTGACTTTAGTTTTCTAACATGTTAGAATAATATTGTAAAGAAAGAGAGGTGTTTATAAATGATTCTAAATGCTAATGCAATGCTATGTTTAGTATTATTAATAGCAATAATTATTTATATATCAATTATTTAGGAGGAATAAAAATGAGTTTAATTAAAACATTAAGACGATTTAGAAGATATAAAGGTAGAATTAAATTCTATTCAAAAGACGGTATTTTAATGTATGAAAATACATTAGAGAATACGTTACAATCAATATTCTATGATAATTTTTGGTACACTTTAGTTATAGAGTATAATGTTGAATATGGATGGATAAAATTAGATTGTAAGAAAGTGGGATAAAATTATGACATTATGGAGTGAATTAGAACAATTATTTGAAGAAAGTATTAAAAAAGACCAAAATTTAGAAATACAATTATTATTTAATAAATGTAAAATAACTTCATTTCTAGATTACAATTACTTTGTATACACAACATCATTAGACATTTTAGAATTACATCATAATGAATATATTATTGAAGATAAGACAATCGAAAATAAACAAGTAAAATCTCCTATAAAATATATACAAGTAACAGTTAAAAAGGATAGTTAAAATATCCTTTTTTTCATTTACTCAATTCATTAACACGTTTTCTAATTTGTTGATACGTTGAATCATCACAACCAATATTTCTTTTTCTAGTTTCGTGACCATTTCCATATTTACCATTTAAAACATCTCTTGCGATTGCTTCAATATCCCATGTTTTATTAGTATTAGTATTAGTATTACTAGAATAATCAAGCCACTTACTATATCCATGTTTAGCCCATTTTCTAGCCTTTAAATTAGTAATTTGAATGCCATTCTCCCATTTAGGGCTACATTCACATACCTTATCATTACCAATGTATACACCAATATGCCCATTCATCCATACAAACTCCCCTCTAGAAATATTATTAAAATTACTAGATTGATTATAACAATAATTAGACATAATCGTATTAGCGTTAACATCCGGATAATTATTCCCATATTTACCATTATACGGATAACCCCATAACGTTCCTTTAATTAGACCACTGCAATCGCATTCCAAAAAGTTCCCATTTTTACCTTTTCGATAACTGTTCATGAATTTACCCAGCTTATAAATAGTAGGTAATTTCTCATAAGTTAAAATTTTAGCTATAAAATCATCAACATTCATAATTATTCCTCCTTTTATGCTATAATTATATCACATAATAAATACTTTACAATAATAGTCTAATATGTTAGAATATCTAGGAGGTGGTAATATATGGCACTAAATAAAGGTTTAAAAAAATACGTAGACGAGTTAAGAGAAAAAAGGATAAAAGAACAAGATAAAAAAATCATGGGTTTAAGACGATTAAAGTATGATGATGAAACAAGAGAAGCTTTAATTGATAACGCTAAATATCTATCAAAAATCATTAATAGAAGATATAGAGAACTAGAAAAAGCGGGAATAGAAAATAAATCATACGCGTATAAAAGAACACAAAGCGAAACGGGGTTAAATCGTTATACAACAAGTAAAAGACAACTAGAAAAATTAACAAGTGAAGAACTTTATGATTTAAACGTTGATTTATATGCAAAATATGCATCATCTACAACTAGCGTAAGCTACGTAGAACAAACAATTCAAACGGGGTTGGAGAAAGCCGTAGAAACGTTACAAACAAGATTAAAATACTCCGCTCCAAATGTTTCAAAAAGTCTAAATGTCGACGATTTTCGAACTTTTCTAAATCTTGGTGGAGGTCAATTCTTAAATGAAGCGAAAGACAAAGGTTATGGATCTACAAATTTGATAGAAGAATGGGAAAGCGCACGCTTAAGTGGTATAAGTGATAAAGAATTTATTCGTGAATGGAAACGCTTCACGCATGAGTTTGATAAGGATAAATTTAGAAGAAATATTCAAGCTTTAAAATCAAGAAAAAATAAGGATTGATAACAATGATAGGTTGTTTAGTTAATTTTAACAACACTAAAGCTATTGTAAAAGCATACAATCAAGAAGACTTTCCATATTATAGAATTAAAAAATCAAATCCTTTAATACAACCAACCAAACGATATATAGAGCACTTAATGACATTTGATATTGAAACATCAACAATAGAAAAAACTGATGGAACTTTCGAGGGTTATATGTATCATTGGCAAGTATGTATAGATGGATATGTATGTTTTGGCAGGACTTGGAATGAATTTCTAACTTTTTTAAGAAAAATGAATAGAGCATTAAAAAATTATGATAAAAAGCATAAACTAGTATGCTTTATTCATAACTTTTCTTATGAATTTCAATTTATCTATTCTTGGATTAAGCTTACGGATGTATTTGCAATAGATAAACGAAAGCCCCTAAAAGCAATATCAAAAGATTTTAATATCGAATTTAGATGTTCTTATCTATTATCAAATATGAATTTAAAGAAATTTATTGAAAATACACCTAATGCCCATTATTTTAAAGGTACGGGAGATTTAGATTATAAGAAAATATTTACCCCTAAAACACTTCTTTCAATGAGTGAATTAGGGTATTGCTACAATGATGTAATGGGTTTATATGAAGCTATTATTTATCTTTTAAAAGAAGATACACTTGAATCAATTCCTTTTACATCAACGGGTTATGTACGTAGAGAATGCCGTACTAACATGAGAAAAAATAAAAAGAATAGAAAGCAATTTTTAGATTTAAAATTAGATGATAAACTTTATCAATTATGCAAGGATGCATTTCGAGGTGGTAATACCGCTTCAAATCGTTATAAAACGAACTTTATTAACTATGACGTATCGTCTTATGATATGTCTAGCGCATACCCATATGCTATGATAAGTGGTCTTTATCCAATCACACCATTCCAAGAAGAAACGATAACATCTCTTGATATGTTAGATGATTATAATAATCGTTATTGTACACTAGCATATTATTCATTTGAAAAGGTAAAGTTAAAAAAAGGTGTTCCATTTCCTTATATCCCGTATTCTAAATGTATCGAATTTATTGCTCCAAACTATGAAACCAAATTCAAGGGGAAAGAGTATTGCTATAATGGACGCATTTTAGAAGCGGAGTTTATTAAAATAGCAATGACAAACTATGACTATCAAATATTTATAAATCAATATGATTATGACGAGGATAATGTACGTGTAGAAGATTTCTACTATTCTCATAAAGGTTTTCTTCCAAAAGAATTTACTGATACTGTAATAGAGTTTTTCACTTTGAAATCTCAACTAAAAGGAATTGAAGAAAAGGAATACGAATATATGAAGTCTAAAAATAAATTAAATTCATTGTATGGTATGATTGTAACTGATATTATTAGACAAGAAAATTTATTTAACGATCAATGGGAAAAAGGAGAAAACTCTACTTTAGAAGAATACTATAGCAAAAGAAATAATTTTTTAACGTATCAATGGGGGTTATTCGTCACGGCTATATGTCGAACGAATCTACAAAAAGCTATTGATAAAATAGGTTTAGATTGTGTATATATTGACACGGATAGCGTTAAATTTGTGGGAAAACATGATGATGTTTTTGAACAAATCAATCAAGAAATGATTGATTGGTGCACCCAAAATGATATAATTAATTATGTCAACGTGGGTAATCATAAATATTTTCTAGGATTGTATGATAAAGAAAAAGGCTATAGTGAGTTTATTACATTAGGTGCTAAAAAGTACGCATTTAAACAAAGTAATAAAATTGGTATTACTGTAGCGGGACTAAATAAAAAAAGTGGGGCTCAAGAACTAGAAAGAAAAGGTGGTTTATCTATTTTTAAGATTGGTACTGAATTTTTCGATAGTGGTAGAAAGACAGTATACTACAATGACGATAAGAAACATTTTCTTACAGTTCAAGGATGTCAAATAGAAAACGCTAGCAATATAGCTTTAGTAGATGCTACTTATACTCTAGGTATGACTGATGTAATGCTATCAATTTTAAATGGGCTAGAAAGTGAGGAATAAGTATGGAAGAGTTAGTTAATTTATTTGTAAATAACGGTGTTGCGGTTGCGTGTCTAATTTATTTTATGTGGTATAACAATACCACTTTAAAAGAATTTAGCAATAAGTTCGAGGAGCTAAACAACACTTTATTAAAATTATTAGAAAATTCAAGAAAAGATATTGACGAATAAATTCTATAATGTTAGAATTAATTTAGTTAGGGAGGCTCAAATATGACTAGAGAATATAAAAAAAAAGAATTACCCACGTTGACAATCAAGAAAATCATGGAAGCTTTAGGATGCTGTAGAGCAACCGCTTATAATAAATTAAATCGAAAGAATTTCACTTTAGATGATTTTCTAAAAATTCATAAATATTATAAGTGGTACACATTCAATGAAGTTATCATGATTATCGAAGAAGCATATGAAAGACCTAAAAAATAGGTTCTTTCTTAAACTAACCTATCTCACAAATTACAACTGAATAAACACAACATTAAAGAAAGAATAACAGTATTATGTATTTGTATCAAAGTAATTCGACGTCACACCAAAAGAGATAGACGGTCACAAGTCCGTATAAATAGTGAGTGAGAAAGAAAAAATAAAGAGGTAAGAAAAATGAAAAAACAAGTAACAATTAAAGTAGTAGACAGTAACACATCACCATTAAAAGCAATGGCTATCGCAAAAGCGAATGGTTCAATTGGATGTAAAAATTTTGTTGACAATGTATTCAAAATCAAAGAATATGTTTTTACAAAATCAACAATCACTACCATTGAAACTGGTGAAGTAGAAGAAATGGATTGTATCAGTTTCTTAACTGACCAAGGAGAAATTTTAGGAACAAACTCAATAACTGTAATGAATTCATTTAGAGAACTATTAGACTTATGTAATGATAATGAAATCGACTTCACTACAGTAGACGTAGTTATAACTAGTGGTACATCAAAAAGCGGAAACACTTTCTATTCTTTAGAAGTTAAAATTTAAAAAATGAATAAAGAAAAAAGTCTTTATTTCAATGCTTGGGAAATAGTCAAAAATACGGACTATTTCCTTTATTTGTTTATAGGAGGTCGAGGAATCGGTAAATCCTATTCAATCCAAAAAGGTTTAATAACTGATAATGATAGAAAGTTTATTTATTTACGTACAAGTGAGAATGAAATGGAAATGTCTCTAACTAGAGAATCAAACACTTTTAAAGCGATCAATAGAGATTGTGGGACTAATATAGAAATTACCAAAGAGAAAAAAGTTTATTTAATAGAAGAAGTTGAAATGCAAGATGATGAAAGAATAGTTAAACGTTCATATGGAATTGCAGGTGCTTTGTCAACATTTGCTAAATACCGCGGTACTGATTTTGATGATTATGAATATATTTTCTATGATGAATTTATCTCTAAATCACCTATTAAGAGCGCTATTGATAAGAAACAAGCCACGTTGTTCTTTGACATGATTGAAACAGTAAATAGAAATAGAGAAATAAGTGGAAGAAACCCTGTAAAAATAATTCTATGCGGTAATGCAAATATGCTTGATAATGCTATATTAAGAGAGTTAGAATTACCAAGCAAAATAATGGCTATGATACAATGTAATCAAGAAAAATTTATTGATGAAGAACGAGGCCTTTATTTACATTTACCGATTGATGTTCCAATATCTAGAGAGAAGAAAAACACCGCTCTATATCGACTTTTGGGTAAAGAGGCGGACTACACAAAAATGGCAACTTCAAATATATTTGTCAATGATGATTTTAGCGACATCAAAAAATTTCAAAGAAATAAACTGCTACCTCTTTTTTCATTTGAAAATCTATATTTTTATCAAGTTAAGGATAGTGGCATTATTTACGTTTCAAAAATGAAAAGTCAATGTCCTACTTTTGACGATGAAAAAGTATTTAAAAGAGAAAAAGCTTGGGAACTTAATTTATACATTGATAATAAAATGATTGCTTATCAAGATTATGACTTGAAATTAAAATTAAAAAATATTATACGTTGACATTATCATCTAATATATTATATAATAATTGACGAGGAGGGTACACATCCAACGGCGGGAACGCTGGTACTGATTGGGAAATCTTTTACTCCTCTCTTTTATTTTAAAATAAAGGATAGAAAGGAGAATAACTATGGATCCAAAAGAACCAAAAGAACCAAAAGAACCAAAAGAACCAAAAGAACCAAAAGAACCAAAAGAACCAAAAGAACCAAAAGAACCAAAAGAACCAAAAGAACCGAAACAAGATGATACTGTTTCACGTGAAACATTTAATGAATTAGAAAAAAAGAATAAAGAATTAGAAGAAAAAATTAAAAAATTAGAACAAACAATTTTACACGCTAACATTGAAGAAAAAGATGAAAATCCTTTTAAGGGTTTCTCAAGATATGATAATTAAAGGAGGTTTATAAAAATGGCAGTAAAACAAATTTATGATATTGTTAATTCAGTAAACAAACAAACAATGGGCTTATCTGACTTGACGGTCGTTGACGAACAAGGTTTAATCTCGTTGGGTCAAACTGTTTTAACAACGAATGGTCTAGCGGATACATGGCTAAATTCGTTAGCTCAAAGAATTGGAAGAACTATTATTTCATTTAGAGAATATAAATCTAAATATAGCGATATGGTGTTAGATTCTATGCAATGGGGTAATATCGTTCAAAAAATCAAAGTGTCAATGCCTGAAGCGACTGAGGATGAAAGCTATAATTTAGTCGACGGGCAATCCGTAGATATGTATAAAGTAGCTAACCCAAAAGTAAAACAATCATTTTTTACAAGTGAAACACCATATCAATTTTATGTGACTGTTAAACGTAGTCAATTAGAAGAAGCGTTTATTAGTGAAACATCAATGAATGGTTTTATTGGGGCTATCTATGGAGAGGTTCAAAATGCTATTGAGTTATCTTTAGAATCATTAGCACGAAACTGTATTAATAACTTTATTGGAGAAAAAATTAATGCTACAAAACAAATTAATTTATTGGCTATGTATAATACTGAAACTAATAAGAAGTTGACAGTTGACACATGCTTACATGATAAAGACTTTTTAGCATATTGTGTATCGCGTATCAACTTATATTCAAAATATATGGAAAATATGTCGAGTGAATATAATGATGGTACACAAACACGACATACACCTAAATCTTTACAACATTTACGTGTTCTAGAAGATTTTGAAAGTCGTCTTGAAACTGTGGTACAATATCAAGCTTTTAGAGATAACTATGTGAAATTAAATAATTATCATACAACTAGCTTTTGGCAAAGTATCAAAAAACCAAGTGAAATTAATGTCAACATTTCTAGTGATGGTACGGCAGTAAATTCTAGTGGTATTTTAGCGGTATTATATGATAGAGACGCACTAGGATTATATAAAAAGGATAGCTGGAACTCAACAACACCATTCAATAGTGCCGGTGGATATTATAACACGTACTATCATCATAAAGAGTTATATTTTAATGATTTAAGCGAAAACTTTGTAGTGTTTGTCATTGCCGATGCATAGAAAGAAGAGAGGGTTTATATATGGAAATTAATTTATACAATTTTACAAAACGTAGGAATTCTACTAAAAGACCCTCAAAAGGTATTCTCGTTAGTGTTAATTTAAAAGAGGGTTGTAGTCATTATAACCCGTCTTTTATTTTAACTACAAATCCAACAAACTATTCATATTTATCATGGGGCACATGGTATTATTATATAACTGATATTGTGAATACTCGTAACGGAGTTTGGACTATTTCATGTGAAATTGATGTATTAGCAACTTGGAAAAATGACATTAAAAGTACAAGTGCATATGTTTTATATTCGAGTAATAATTACAATACTGATTTAATTGATTCTCGTTTATCAAGTGCTAAAAATGCGATTATCAATACTAGTAGTGCTAACTTATCATTTATCGCTACACCACAACCTAGATATATCATTTCTTATGTTGGTACTCATTCAAATCCTTATGTGGCGGTTACTGATTCACAACTTGCTAGAATCATGTCAAAAATGAGCGACAACGCTTTTGCGGAGTTGTTCACTGACCCCAATAATGCAATTTCAAAAATGCTAACTGATACGGGTTCTTGCATTACTTCTTGCATATACAACCCTTGCACAATTGTGGGAGCTATTAGCGAGATTATATTTGCAGGAGGTTATAATACAGGTGTTGTCGGTAATGCCGTTAATCGAGATGCTACGGGAAGAGTTTCTATTCCTATCCCTTGGAATTTTAGCGATTTTAGAAATAGAAGCCAATTTACATCATTATTACTTTATCTACCTGCCTATGGATGGCTTGAGTTAAATGCCGATAATTTTCAAGGTCAATCAAGTATTACTATCAATATGACACTTGATAGTGTCGTTGGAGAAATTTGTTATATTGTCGAAAATCAAGCACGTTGTGTAGCTCAAATGGGAGTGCCTATTCAAGTATCTACAGTTACACAAGGGAATCCTTTGGGGGCTATAGGAAATGTGGTTGCGGGTAGTATAGCGGGTTTGATGGGAAATTATGCGGGTGCAGGAGTTTCGGCTTTTAATGCTATCACATCGGCTATTGGTACAAATGTTGGCTCGGTTGGCGGAAGTGGTGGTAATACTTCTTATATATCTAAAAAAGATATAACACTTGTATGTATTTCTCATAACACAAATGTTGAACCTAGTAGTTTAGCTACAAATTATGGTAGACCGTGTAATCAAGTATTATCATTAAGTGGTTTAAGTGGTTATGTACAAACAACAAACGCAAACGTAGACACATGGGCACCCAAGCAATATAAAGATGAAATAGATAGTTTATTAAATGGAGGTGTGTATCTTGAGTAAAAAAGAATATGGAAACGGTTTTACTGAATTAGTACGAGGGTTCTTCCATCACAACCCTAAAGCAGTAAATGACATGACTAATAATTCATTCTTTTATTATCAGTTTCAATTAATGACTAAATTAAAAAGTGTTTTAACTGTTAGTGGTTATCCGTCTAATTGGAATATCGACAATATGTGGGATGTTCTTTTAACAAACGGTTATATTCCCGTTGTTAAAACTGACATTGGAACTTTAGCTTTGGAGGGTGGTTTTTACGGTCAAAATATGTATTATATGCCGACTAACGTTTTAGTAAATAATCCCGTTTTAAGAGATATAGATGAAAAAATTGGTGAAAAAGGTGAGTTATTATACATCAATTATGAATATAATAAATTTCAAGGGGTTATGTCACTGATCAATAGATATGCGGTTTTATTAGCAAATATTGATTGTTCTTTAAATGTTTCATTGTATAACTCTAGACTTGCTCATGTTTTTGAAGCTGAAACTGATGCACAACTTAAATCGCTACAAAAAATGTATGATGATGTATCAAGAGGAAACCCTGCCGTCTTCTTAAAAAAAGGGATGAAAAATATCGGTAAAGACAATGACAGTAGTTATTTCTTAAATGTCAAAAATACGTACATTGGTAATGATTTACTATTAACTAAAAGAAGTATTATGAATGAGTTTCTAACTGAAATTGGCATCAATAACGCTAACACTGATAAGAGGGAGCGCTTGAACAGTGATGAAGTTAATGCTAATAATAGCGAGGTACGTTGCACAATTGTACGATTTATTGATACACTTAATGAGTGCGCTAAAAAAATCAATGAAAACCCTAATTTTGATGATATTAATAATTTGCATTTCTCTATTAATTCAAGGGTAATTGATACAATAAAACAAGAAAAGGGTGATATTGATGTTTAGTTTTGCTAGTATTTGCCAATTGTATACGTATGACGAAGTTTTTAAAGATATTGATATTAATGATAAATTAGATAAAGATACATTAATAAATGCTATTATGGATGTATGCGGAATGAATGAGCCTATATATCCGGAAATAGAAATACTACAAATTAAGGTGCAGTACTTTTTTAAAAAACACAAAGAACAATTTGATAAGTTAGTTTATCTATATTCATTGAAATATGATAAAGATTATAATCCAATTTGGAATAAAGATGGAACAAAAACACACATTGAAACAACTGTAAGAAGTAAAGATAATACTGTTGATAACTCACATAATAATTCGATTAATGATAATGGCGAGGATATTAACCAAGTGAGCGCTTATGACACTAGCGGTTTTTCAAATGACAGTAAAACAAGCAATCATAATAATAGGAATGAAAATGGAAATAATAACACTAGAGGAAATGAAAAAGAAAATATTAAATTAACTATTGAAGATATAGAAAAAGGTAATATTGGTGTTACTACTACTGCCGACATGATTAATCAAGAAATTGATTTACAAAGTAGATTCAATGTATATGAAGTTATCGCTAGAATGTTTTTTGATGAATTTTGTCTACACGTAGCGTACACAAATCAATTACCATATTAAGGAGGAAATATTATGGCTTTATATGATTATCCACATACGGGAAACTATGACCAAGATTTAGGGTTTTTGATTAAACAATATAAAGATTTGATTGACGGTTATAAAGGTTTAATAGATATTTACGCGAGGTTTTTAGAAGAAATCGAAAAAAATATACATGAACTTTTAGCGAGTGGAAAAATTACACTTGATGGAATTTATAATGCTGATGATACAAGCTTATCTTTTGTATTTACAAATACTTTAACGGATCCCGTGACAAATAAAATTTTATAAGGAGTGATAATATGACACAATATGTTGATAAATTTAAAATGAGTAGCGGAACTTATTTATTTAAAGATAGCGAGGGACGAGAACTCATTGAACAAAATAAACAAGAAATTGATGCAACCGTTACACGCATTAATAAAGAACTTGAAAATTTTATGAATGATGTCAATGAAAAATTTGCTAAACTAAAAGATAGAAAATTTATTCTTATGACTGACAGTTATGGAGTAGATGAAAGTGTCGGCGGTTCTTCATTTTCAACATTACTTGAAACTATGATACCTAAAAGTATTTATGCCTATAATTGGAGCGTTGGTGGTGCAGGTTTTGGATGGGAAGAATCTAAAAGTGAAGCTTTTATTAATATTTTTAATTCTAATACTGCATCATGGACGCTAGACGAGAAAAAAAGCATTACTGATTTGTATGTATTTGGCGGTGCTAATGACGGTAACTTATTACATGCATCAATGGCTACGGATGCAGAAATTAGAAGTAGATTAGATAAGTTTTTAATTAGAGTTAGAAGTGTGTTACCTAATTGTACTATTCATCTTGGGTTTATTGGTTGGTATAGAAAACTTGAACGTTTTCAATATTATAACCAAGCATTTCACATTTGGGCGGATGGTGACTGCGATTTTATTAATAATCTTAATTGGATTATGCATAATAAGGATTTTATACGTACTAGTGATAACATCCATCCTAATACTACGGCTAGTAAGTATCTTGCAAAATACATTTATAAAGCAATTCTATACGGGTCAATTAATTATATTGAGACATTTAGTGATAATGCGGCGGTAGGTTATAGCGGTTCTTATGGATATAGCGTAGCTATTGGTCATGGTAGACCTTACTTTGAAATTCAGTATGTTAATAATATATGCACTATTTGTTTTCAACCAACTGGAGATGACCAAAATTATATAGAGTTAACTTGTACGGATTTAGGTTATTTAGGACCTTATAAGAATACTCCAATGTTTCAAATCCAAAACACACCCGTAGGCGGTTATCCAGTTCAAGGGTTAACAGTTCCTACAATTATCTATTATGAATCAACTTGGAATACATTCCCAGTTAACTGGTTGTTATATGATGGTTATATCAACTGGGGTAATGACTATCCTTATGCTATTGCACAAATTAAGAGTATAAGAATAGGATTTACTACAATTCATATTGATTTAACACAAGCATAGATATATTGTCTATGCTTTCTCTCTATTGTATGCTTGAACATATGAACACACATTCATATGATACACCCTATAGCACAAATTGGGGAAGATGTCAAGAACTTTTTTTGATGCTAATTT